CCTTCAACCAGATGGCATTCTCAATCGAGAAAGTCACCGTTACTGCTAAGTCTCGTGCTTTAAAGGCAGAGTACAGTTTAGAACTCGCTCAAGACTTGAAAGCAATTCATGGCTTGAATGCAGAGGCAGAACTTGCTAACATCCTTAGTACTGAGATCCTTGCGGAAATTAACCGTGAAGTTATCAGAACTATCTACAAGGTTGCAGAGCAAGGTGCTGTACAAAACGTAGCAAACGCTGGTACATTTGACTTAGACGTTGACTCCAACGGTAGATGGTCAGTTGAGAAGTTCAAAGGACTTCTATTCCAGATCGAGAGAGATGCGAACGCTATCGCACAAAGAACTCGTCGTGGAAAGGGTAACATCATCATGTGTTCTGCAGACGTTGCTTCTGCTCTAACCATGGCTGGTGTACTTGACTACACTCCTGCACTCAACGCTAATCTTAACGTTGATGATACTGGTAATACATTTGCTGGTACGCTTATGGGTAAATTCAGAGTATACATTGACCCATATTCTGCAAACCTAACCGCAGCAAACGGTGCTCCAACTGGTGGTAATCAGTACTACGTTGTTGGATACAAAGGTTCATCTCCTTATGATGCTGGTCTGTTCTATTGCCCTTACGTTCCTCTACAGATGGTTCGTGCTGTGGGTGAGAACTCCTTCCAACCAAAAATTGGATTTAAGACAAGATATGGTATTGTCGCAAACCCATTCGCTGAAGGAATCAACCAAGGTCAAGGTAACCTTAACGTTAACCAAAACCGCTACTACAGGCGTGTTGCTGTTAAGAACCTCATGTAAGAAGAAAGGATATATATCCTCTTACAACAAAGACTCCCTTTCGAGGGGGTCTTTTTTTTATCTAAATATACGTAGGAGACCTGCTTTCTATCATGATCTGTAAAACTAGAATGAGTCGTGAAGACCATCAAAAATGGAGACTTAAGATGCTCCGTTTTTGGGAAGAAAATTTAGAAGTAAGACTTGCTGGTATTAAAGCTTCTAAAGCAAAACTTGAAGAGCAAATGAACGGAGAATAAGAATGGCAACTGGAGGAAGAGACTCACAGATTGAGAATAGAAATTTCTTATCACCTGTAGGGTTTAAATTTAGTTTGAAGAGAAGTCCTGGTGTTGCCTTTATGTGCAATCAGGCTAATATTCCTGATATAAATTTAGGAGAAGCAACTCAACCAACATACCTTAGAGATATTCCTACACCAGGTGATAAGGTTGATTTTGGTGATTTAACTTTAAGATTTTTAGTTGATGAAAATCTTAAGAATTTCATGGAGATTCAAAATTGGATTAGGGGATTAGGATTTCCAGAGAGTACTCAAGAGTTTAGAGACCTTACAAAAGGTGGATTGACTCAAGGAAGATATGTTCAGGACAAACAGAACATATATTCTGATGGAACTCTTCAAATATTAACAAGCAATATGGTAGCAAAATTCAATGTCAATTTTAAGGACTTGTGGCCTACATCCTTGACAACTTTGACTTTTGATGCTACAGATACAGATATAGAATACTTTACAGCAGACGTATCTTTCAAGTATACTATATACGACCTAACTGATTTAAGTGGAACTGATTTATGAGTCTAAGTCTTGAAGCAATTCAAGAGATGTGGGAGAAAGACGCAAAAATAGATAGAGATAATCTACATGATGAGTCATTGAACATCCCTTCTCTACATGCAAAATATTTTGAATTATATAATACAATATTCCTTTTAAGAAAGAAAGCAGAACAGCAAAGGAAGAACATCCGTCATGAACGGTATGAATACTTTAGTGGGAAAGCAGACCCAGAAGTATATCAGAAAGATCCTTTTGGAAAAAAGATAAGGGATAAAGACACTATGCAGAAATACTTGGATGCAGATGAGAAACTGTCCACTAGTTCCCTAAAGATCGATTATTATGATACAATGTTAGTATACCTTGAAAGCATTCTTAAGGTGATACAGAACAGAACGTTTCAAATTAAGAATGCAATTGAGTTTATGCGTTTTAATTCAGGCTTAGGTTAATGATCATTGATGGTATTGAATTTCGTCCTATAAAAAAATATGGGATAAATATTCCACATTATTTTGTTAGTAAGTGTGGTAAAGTGTGGAGTGATAAACAAAAAAAATATTTAAGTATATATGAAAATTGGAGACAAAAAAAAGGTGTAGGGAAACCAAAGTGTTATGAGTTTAGTATGACAACTGAAGGGAAACCGTTTTGGGATGCTGGACATCAACATAAACCCAAAAGAAAAGGGTCTACTGTTATAGAGTTTAGGCATAAATTACATCAAGCAGTTAAGGAAGCATGGGAACCTTATGAAGATTATTTGAATACTTTAAATCGTGAAGAGTTAATTGTACTAGCAAAAGAAAGTATGTTAATAGATCATAAAGATGATGATGTTAGTAATAATAATTTAGACAATTTACAATATTCGACACCATTAAAAAATTCAAATCATAGAAAGTTATGGGTTGACAAGGTACTCTAAATACTTTTAGATGCATGGGATAGTTGATTGACACTACTGCCAATCTTGTTATATCCAAAGCGAATGAAGTATTTCTACAAGTTAATGCTGAACCTCATATAGAATATGAACTGAGGGATCATTTTACTTTTGAAGTAGAAGGGGCAAAGTTTATGCCTCAATACAGAAAACGCAATTGGAATGGTGAAATACATTTATTCGATTTAAGATCGAAGAGGATTTATATTGGGTTGTTGGATAGAATTGTTTCCTTTTGTAAGAGAAGAGATTATACTTATAAGTTTGTAGATAATGAATATTACGGAACCCCTTATGAAGAGAATGAGGGGATATCATATGAGGGTGTCAAGGATTATATGAGATCTATTTGCTCTCATCGTCCAAGGGAATACCAAGTACAGGGAGTATGCGATGCTTTAAAACATAATAGAAAGCTATTGATATCACCCACTGCTTCAGGCAAATCTTTGATGATTTACTCTCTTGTAAGGTATTATGTAGAGAAAGGGCAAAAAATTCTCTTAGTTGTGCCAACGACATCTCTCGTAGAGCAGATGTATAAAGACTTTTACGATTATGGTTGGGATGCTGAGTCATACTGTCACCGTATATATTCTGGGAAGGAAAAAACTAATGAATATCCTGTTACTATTACTACTTGGCAATCTGTTTACAAATTAGAAAGATCATTCTTTGAGGACTATAATGTAATCATAGGTGATGAAGCTCACTTATTTAAGAGCAAGTCCCTTATATCTATAATGACAAAACTTCATCATGCAAAATATAGATTCGGATTTACTGGTACATTAGATGGTACACAAACTCATAAGTGGGTATTAGAAGGATTGTTTGGGCCATCATATAAGGTGACAAAGACTGATGAATTGATGAGGCAAGGTCATTTATCAAAATTAGATATACAATGTTTGATACTCCAGCACCCGCCACAAAAATTTGAAACTTATCAAGATGAGATAGAATATTTAATTACACATGAACAAAGAAATAACTTTATAAAAAATCTTGCATTAGATTTGAAAGGAAATACTTTGGTTCTGTTTTCACGAGTCGAAGCACATGGTCAGGTTCTTTACGATTTGATAAATAGTAATAAGCATAATGATCGTAAATTATTTTTCGTTCATGGTGGAGTGGATGCAGAAGAGAGAGAATCAGTAAGAGAAATTACTGAAAAGGAAAACAACGCTATTATCGTTGCATCTTATGGAACTTTTTCTACAGGCATTAATATTAAGAACCTCCATAATGTTATCTTTGCCTCACCGTCAAAATCACGAATTAGAAATCTCCAAAGCATTGGACGAGTACTTCGTAAAGGAAAGGATAAGCATAAGGCGGTTTTATATGATGTTTCAGACGACTGTACCTACAGATCAAAAAAGAATTACACATTAAATCACTTCATAGAAAGAATCAAAATCTACAACGAAGAAAATTTTAATTATGAAATAATTACTATACAACTAAAGAAATGATAGAAGACGAATTTTATGCAACAGTTAAATTAAATTCAGGAGAGGAGATATATGCTAAAGTGGCAGCCTCTGAGGAGGAAGGTCGCACGATGCTCATACTCCATAGTCCTATAACAATCGTTGAAGTGAAACAAAGAGGTTCTATGGTTGGTTATAAAGTAGAACCTTGGTTAAAAACAACTAAAGATGATATGTTTATTATTAATATGGATAAAGTTATAACTCTATCAGAATCTACAGACTTAGAAATTATATCTGTCTATCAACAATTTGTTCAAGATATGGCTCGTAGTAAATCTGGACAACCAAAACTAACTCGAAGGATGGGTTATGTTGCCTCTGTAAATGATGCTAAAGATATATTAGAAAAAATATATAAAAAGAAAGGTAGCTAAGTTATCCCTTGCACCCTGACAGAGTTATTCTAATGGTCAAATGATAACTTGTCAAGTCAATTCATAAGTGTTATAATATCTACATAATAGTGATAAAGACTTATGATTAAACCAGGCACTATGGCGAAACGAAAAAGGTCGGAACACTATGTTAATAATAAAGAATTTCTTGCAGCTTTAATTAGATATCGTGAAGATGTAGAGATTACTTATATCAAAAAGTTTGGTGAACCCCCTGATAAAGCAGGTAGGGCATCTTCATGGGATACTAAACCAGTTATTCCTCGTTACATAGGTGATTGTTTTCTAAAGATTGCAAATCATTTATCTTTCAAACCAAATTTTGTTAACTACATGTTCAAGGAGGATATGATCTCTGATGGAATCGAAAATTGCGTTCAATACATTCATAATTTTAATCCTGAGAAATCCAAAAATCCTTTTGCTTACTTTACTCAGATCATACATTATGCGTTTCTCCGTAGGATACAAAGAGAGAAACGTCAGTTAGAAATTAAAAACAAGATCCTTGAGAGATCAGGTTTTGATGAAGTCATGCATGGTGATAAGGTTGACGGAATGGACTCTGCAGATTATAATAGCATCAAAGACGCTGTGCATTCTAAGCTTCGTTATTAATGAAGATTGCTATCATAACTGATCAGCACTTTGGAGCAAGAAAAAATTCAAAACTTTTTCACGATTATTTTCTAAAGTTCTATAATGATGTATTCTTTCCTGCACTCGAAGCGGAAGGTATTACCACGATTATTGACATGGGTGATACCTTTGATAGTCGTAAGGGTGTAGATTTTTCTGCATTGAACTGGGCAAAAAATAATTATTTTGATCGTTTAAGAGATATGGGCATTACAGTCCATACTATAGTTGGTAATCATACAGCATATTATAAGAATACAAATGATGTAAATGCAGTAGATTTATTATTGCGTGAGTATGATAATATAAAAGTATATTCAGAGACAGTTCCTATAGAGGTAGGGGGATTGAGTATTCTTCTTGTTCCTTGGATTAATTCTGAGAATAAAGAGAAAAGTGTTGCAATGATTAATAAGTCAAATTCTCCTGTGTGTATGGGACATCTTGAGTTGAATGGATTTAGAGCAACTCCAGGCCATATGATGGAACATGGAATGGATTGGAGTATATTTAAAAAATTTGAGAAAACTTATACTGGACATTATCATTGCCGTTCAAATGAAGAGAATATTTACTATCTTGGTAATCCTTATGAAATGTTCTGGAATGATGTGAATGATAAGGAACGTGGATTTCATTTCTTTGATACAGAAACATTAATACATACCCCAGTTAATAATCCATATAGGATCTTTAAGATCATTTATTATGAAGATCAAGATTATCAAACTTTTGATACTCGTGCTTATGAGGATAAGATTGTAAAATTAATTGTTAAGAAAAAGACTAAACCAAGAAAGTTTGAAAAGTTTGTTGATAAATTATATTCCTCTAATGTAGCAGAGTTAAAGATAATAGAGAATTTCCAATTCCAAGAAGCTGAAGATTTTGAGGCATTTGAATCTGAGGATACTTTGTCTATTCTCAATAGATATGTTGAAGATTCTGAGATTAACTTAGAGAAATCAAGAATACAGAAAATGCTTCAGGATGTATATAGGGAGGCTTGTGAATCAATATGACCGATACTATACGTGTTTATGATGAAGCACTTTCTGATGCATGGTGTGAAAATTTAATTGAGATGTTTGAGTCTAAATCTGATGAGCATCATTCATTACGTAATCAAAATTTTTGTCCAAAATTTACTGAGATGTGTATTAATAGAGCATCTCCTGCACATGTTGGTGGATTGGTTCAATTTGTTCTTAAGGTATATGATAAGTATAAAGCAGATATTGGTTTAAGATATATACCAGATTTTACTCAGTTAGAAGAATTTAGAATTAAGAGATATCTTGTTGGTAATGGTGATCGCTTTGATGAGCATGTTGATATACAAAGAGAAAGAACTGCTAAGAGAGCTGTATCATTTCTTTTTTATTTGAATACTTGTGAAGGTAGTACAGTTTTTACAAGACAGGAGTTGAATGTTTCACCAAAACGTGGTAGAGTGGTAGTATTTAATCCTACTTGGGAATATCCCCATAAAGGACTTCCCCCAACAGTTGATAGTAAGTATGTTATGAGTACTTACTTACATTATCCAAATTTATCTAATTATGATAATCCATACGAAGTTGGTCCAGAACCAAAACAGGGAGAACCTGATTAGTAATGTATATTTTAACTGTTCATGGGAAAGAAAATGAGGGTGCATACTCTGTTCAAAATGAGGATGGAGAACAGGTATTATATCTTTTTGAAGAAGAAGATGATGCCTGTAGATATGCTATGCTTTTAGAAGAAATGGATTATCCTGATATGCATGTTATAGAAGTTGATCCTGATATGATGCTTGCTGCATGTGATTCTCATGGACATGACTATACTGTCATTACTAAAAATGATATTGTAATTCCTCCAAACATTAATCATGATTTTATTTGAAAAAGTTCGTTGGAAAAATTTTCTTTCAACGGGTAATCAATATTCTGAAATAAATTTCCAAGGAAAATCCACCACATTAATTGTTGGATCAAATGGATCAGGTAAGAGTACTGTTTTAGATGCACTTACTTTTAGTTTATTCAATAAGCCTTTTCGTAAGATTAGTAAAGGTCAATTAGTTAACTCTACTAATGAAAAGGATTGTAGAGTAGAGTTGGAGTTTTCTATTGGTACAATTAGTTGGAAAGTAATAAGAGGAATAAAACCAAATATATTTGAGATATGGAGAGATGATAATCTTTTAGACCAAGCATCTTCTGTTAATGATCAACAGAAGTGGTTAGAGCAGAATGTTCTTAAGATGAATTATAAATCTTTTACACAGATTGTAGTTCTTGGTAGTAGTACGTTTGTTCCTTTTATGCAACTTACTGCAACTAATCGTAGAGAGGTTATTGAAGATTTACTTGATATAAAAATCTTCTCTTCTATGAATAATATTATAAAAGATAAGATTAAAATATCTAAAGATGATATTAGAACTTTAGAATTAAAGAAAGAATCATTGAATGATAAACTTTCTATGCAAGAGAATTTTATGGAGGAGATAGAGAATCGTGGTAAGGAACGTATTGAGAGAAAAAAAAATAAAAAGGATAGTTTAAGTGATGAAATATGTGTTCTTACAATGAAGAATGAGGGGTTAGAAGATGATTTATATGGTCTTAATAAAGAACAGGAAGTGGTTTTAGGTGCAGGTGAAAAGTTAGTGAAACTTAACAATCTTAAAGGTAAAATTTCCAATAAAGTATCTACCATTACTAAAGAGCATAAGTTTTTCACAGACAATACAGTTTGCCCTACATGTACACAATCTATAGATGAGTCCTTCAGAATAAATAAAATCAACGACGCTCAAACTAAAGCCAAGGAGTTGCAATCTGGGTATAAAGAACTCGAAGATGCAATTAAAACAGAACAGGAGCGAGAGCGTCACTTCACTCAACTATCACAGGAGATTACAAAACTAACGCATGGCATTTCTAAAAACAATACTAAAATCACTGGTTGTCAAAAGCAGATCAGCGATTTGGAATCGGAAATTCAAACAATTACCGAACAACTTGCAAATAGAAATACTGAGCATGACAAGTTAGAAACATTTAAAACAAATCTTCAAGAGACTTATGACGAGTTAGTCTCACATAAAGACACAATCAAATATTATAACTTCACTTATGGTTTATTGAAAGATGGTGGAGTTAAGACTAAAATCATCAAGAAGTACTTACCGTTGATAAATCAACAAGTAAACCGTTATCTGCAGATGATGGACTTCTACATAAACTTTACTCTTGATGAGGAGTTTAATGAAACTATTCAATCCCCAATACATGAGGATTTTTCTTATGCATCATTTAGTGAAGGTGAAAAGCAAAGAATTGATTTAGCACT